TCATGGCGAGATGGGCGACGCTGAGCGCAAGACGGCGCTTTCCGCCTATGCCGCCGGTGACATTCAGGTCGTCGTCAATGTCGCCGTGCTGACCGAAGGCTGGGATCATCCGCCAACCTCCTGCGTCGTGCTGCTGCGCCCGTCCTCTTACAAGTCGACCATGATCCAGATGGTCGGGCGAGGCCTGCGCACCGTCGATCCGAACGAGCACCCCGGTATCGTCAAGACCGACTGCGTGGTGCTGGACTTCGGTACCTCCAGCCTGATGCACGGCTCGCTCGAGCAGGAGGTCGACCTCGCCGGACACGAGGCGTCCGGCGATGCACCGACCAGGACCTGCCCGCAATGCGAGGCTGATATTCCGCTCGGTTGCCATGAATGCCCGCTCTGCGGCTTCGTCTTCGAGAGCATCGACGGCGGCGGCGACATTCCGCTCAGCGATTTCGTGATGTCGGAAATCGACCTGTTGAAACGCTCCAGCTTCCGCTGGTGCGACCTGTTCGGTGACGATGCCGCACTGATGGCCAACGGGTTCTCCGCATGGGCCGGCGTCTTCTTCCTCAACGGCCGCTGGTATGGCGTAGGCGCCGCAAAAGGGGTCGCGCCGCGTCTGCTGGCCATCGGCGAGCGCATGGTCGGCCTCGCCGCTGCTGACGATTGGCTGAACGAGCACGAGTCCGACGAAAGCGCCCACAAGACCCAGCGCTGGTTGTCGCAACCGCCGACGGACAGGCAACTCGCCTGGCTGCCGGCCGACTACCGGCACGATTTCGGGCTGACCCGCTACCAGGCATCAGCAATCCTGTCCTTCCAGTTCAACCGTGCCGCCATCCGCAGCCTCGTCTTCGGCGCGGACGGGCATGATCTGGCGAGGGCGGCATGATGGTTGACCCGACCTTGGCCGAACAGGCGGCGATCCGCAGCACGATGAAGCCGGTCGCCGAGATCATGGAGGAGATCGGCTGGCAGACCCGACTTGCCAACCTCTCCGAACAACAGGTGCTCACCCTGATCGAGGTTACCGTTACCGGTTACCAGGACGCCTTGCGTGAATACGTCGCCGCTCATTCCACCACCGATCCGGAAGTGCCGTTCTGATGCTGGATTTCAATCACAAAACCAAACCTGGCGAGCAGATTATCGCACTGGTGGATGCCGCACTGGTCGCCGAGAACGAAGCGACGCCGCAGCGCGATTACCTTGGCGGCTCGCGCCTCGGGCAGGCCTGCGAGCGCGCCCTGCAGTTCGAGTTCACCGCGACACCGAAGGACGAAGGTGCAGGCTTTTCCGGCCAGGCGCTGCGCATCTTCGCCATCGGCCATGCACTCGAAGATCTGGCCATCCAGTGGTTGCGGGCCGCAGGCTTCGATCTCTACACCCGCAAGGGCAACCGGCCCGATGGCGGCCAGTTCGGTTTTTCGATCGCCAGCGGGCGCATCCGTGGCCATGTCGATGGCATCATCGCCGCTGGACCCGAAGGCTTCGGTCTGGCCGTTCCCGCGCTCTGGGAATGCAAGACCATGAACGCGAAGAACTGGCGTGCCTGCGTCAAGGACGGTGTGACGAAATCGAAGCCCGTCTATGCCGCCCAGATCGCCCTCTACCAGGCCTACATGGAAGGAACCGTCCCCGGCATCAGTGCCGCGCCGGCGCTGTTCACCGCCATCAACAAGGATACCGCCGAACTCCATCACGAGTTGGTGCCGTTCGATGCCGCACTCGCGCAGCGCATGTCTGATCGCGGCGTTCGGATCCTGCAGGCGTCCGACGCCGGCGAACTGCTGCCCCGAATTGCCGCCAATCGCGACTTCTTCGAATGCCGCTTCTGCCCGTGGGCCAGCCGCTGCTGGGAGTTGCCAGCATGAGCGACGACGACATGCCCGATTCCTTCAAACAGCCCGCCACCGGTGAGATCGTCCACTTCAATCCCTGGCGCGACTTCAACGATGCGCCGGCGCAAGTCGACGTGTTCGGCGACGAGCCGGACCCCGAACAGATCGCGCAGTTCATGGAGGTCGTCTTTGGCTACTGCGAAGGCCTGATCCCGGTGCGCAGCTTCATCGACAAGGGTCAGGGGTTCGATGGCCGCCCACACAACATCTGGATCGACGCCGATCATACGGTTGCCGACAAGATGGCGACCTTTGCCAACTGGGCCGGTCACGAGGGGGCCGCCGTCTATGTCATCCCCGGCACGGTTGCCGCCAAGGGACAGGCCAAGGCCACTGATGTCCTGCAAATGCAGACGGTGGTGGTCGATATCGACACCGGCGATATTGCCGCCAAGCGCGCCCATCTCGAACGTCATCTTGGATCCCCCACCATGGTGGTGGAAAGCGGCGGCGTAACGCCGGAAGGCCAGCACAAGGCTCATGTCTGGTGGAAGCTGACCGAACCGGCTGAGGGCGATGACATCGCGCGCATTTGCCGTCTGCGCGGCGATATTGCCGCCAAGGTCGGTGGCGACACGCACTTCCGCTCGGCCCATCAGCCGATCCGCGTCGCAGGCTCGGTCTATTACAAGAACGGTCTCAAGACGCGGGTCCGGATTGTCGAGCTGAACGCGACCATCGAGCGCGATCTCGACGAGTTCATCGAGGCGGTAACCGACATGCCTCCCGCGCCCGGCATCTCGCTCCAGCCGGACTTTTCCACGCCTGGCAAGCCCGCGGTCGCCGATGTGCTGGTGACCCCGGTGCGCGAGGGCGCGCAGGATGACTGGTCACGCTTCGAAGGCGCCTCGGCAGCCATTGGCCACTACATTCGCATGGTGCATGACGGCCGCCTCTCGAAGGACGAGGGCTGGCAAGCCATCTGCGAGTACAACGCCGCCATGCTGCGCCCAGCCTGGCCGGTGGAGCGGCTGAAGCGCGAATCCGAGCGGCTCTGGGCCATCCATGTCGAAAAGCATGGGCCTCCGCTGATCCGCCTCGACAGCGCGGCGCCCGCGCCGAACGAGCTCCCCACCTTCACCCTCGGCGCGCTACTTGACGACACCAGCCTCATGCCAGCCGACATCATCGCGCCACGCGTGCTGACGCCAGGCGGCCTGCTCGTGCTGGGCGGCGCGCCGAAGGTCGGCAAGAGCGACCTCTTGATCACCTGGCTCGTGCACACGGCGGCGGGCGTGCCCTTCCTCGGCTTCACTCCGCCACGACCGCTGCGGATCTTCTATCTGCAGGCCGAGATCCAGTACCATTATCTGCGGGAGCGCGTGCAGCAGATCGGCCTGCCGCCCGACATGCTTGCCGCCGCGCGCGACAATCTCGTCACCACACCAAAGCTGCAGATGCTGCTCGATGCCGAGGGCAGCGTGCGCGTCGCCGCAGCAATCCGGTGTGCCTTTCCGGCCGAGCCCGTCGACATCATCTGCATCGACCCGATTCGCAACCTCTTCGACGGCGGCCCGGATGGCGGCGGCGAGAATGACAACGCCGCCATGATGTTCTTCCTGAAGGAGCGGGTCGAGGTCCTGCGCGACCACATCAATCCCGAGTGCGGCGTCATCCTCGTCCACCACACAAAGAAACTGTCGAAGCACCAGGTGAAGGACGATCCCTTCCTGGCGCTCTCCGGCGCCAGCGCCCTGCGCGGCTTTTACACCACCGGCCTCATCCTGCACCGGCCTGACGAGGAGGTTTCCCAGCGCCGCCTCGAGATCGAGCTCCGGAACGGCCCGGCTCTGCCTGCCAAGCTCGTCGACAAAGTGGGCGGCCGATGGGTCGAGATCAACCCGATGAACGAGCGCCTGGTCCGTGCGGAAGTCGGCGCCAGGCATGATGCCGAGCGCGTGCGCAAGGGCGATGTGATCCTGCAACTCCTCTTCGATGAGGCGGAAAACGGGCACCTCTACACAGCGCTGCAATTCGCCGAGGCCTTCGAGAACAAGGCTGGGCTCGGCGGGAAGGACACGATCCGTGAGCGGATCAGCGTGCTTGCGACCAAGGGCTTCGTAAAATTCGTCCGTGATGGCGCACCGTTCGGCCTGCCCACTTCCAGATCGAAGTTCGGCTACCTCTGCGTCGAAGGCATGAGGTTCCCGACCGGCGAAGACAAGGCCGATGGCGAGACGGGCGAGATCGTGCCCGTTCTGATCCCAGTGCTGCCGAGCACCTACAAATGTCCGCAAAGCGGCGCGGCGCTCCCAGTCGAGAACCCGACCGTATGGGTCTATCCGGAGGATGCCGAATGATCATCTGGCACGATGTCATGCATTGCGCAGCACTGCGCAGCTTCAAGTTGGGGAAGTTGGGAAATCTGGTTCCAACTACCTGCGCTGCGGCACGTTCGGCCTTGCAGGATCGCGCGCCAGCAAGTTGGGAAGGCCTTTCCCAACTACCTTTGATCCCGCGCGCACCGTTACGCTGTAGCACGCAGTTTCAAGTTGGGAAGGACGAGTATCTCCCTGACGCCCACAACTTGAATTTCACAAGTTATCACAAGTGGTTAGCCATCAGATCAAGTTGTGGGGGTGAAACCCACCCCTATGGGGGTGGGGAGAACGCCGCAGGCGGGTTCTCCCACTCCCACCCCCGGGGGGTTCGCGGGCGAGGCCAGCGCCCACCCGCATCCCCGATCCGACGACGGCGGCCCCGTACCGCCAAGCACCAGACCGCCGTCGTCTTCCACCAGAGCAGTCAACCCGAGAAGGAGACCACCCATGGCTGATCCGACTCTGCGCATCGCAGACCGCAGTGCAATCCCCGCGCTGCCGGTCACGATGGCGCACCACCGTCCCATCCTCGCGCTCGATCTCGGCACCACTACCGGCTGGGCGCTGCGTGGCCACGACGGCCTGATCACCAGCGGGACCGTGTCATTCCGCCCCGGCCGCTTCGATGGAGGTGGCATGCGCTATCTGCGTTTCACCAGCTGGCTGACCGAAATCGACCGGCTGTCGGGGCCAATTGCCGCGATCTGGTTCGAGGAGGTCCGCCGCCATGCCGGAACTGACGCCGCCCATGTCTATGGCGGGCTGATGGCGACGCTCACCGCATGGGGCGAACTGCGCGGCGTGCCCTACGAGGGCGTCCCGGTCGGCACGATCAAGCGCCACGCCTCGGGCAAGGGCAATGCCGACAAGGCCGCCATGATCGCCGCCGTCCGCGCTCGTGGCTTCTCGCCCGCCGACGACAACGAGGCCGACGCCATCGCCATCCTGCTCTGGGCGATCGAGACGAACGGAGGTCTGGCATGACCCGGTCCGCAATCCTCGACCGTGCGGCACAGGTGCTGGACGCCCGCGCCGAAACCTACGGCCCGGCTGCGGCGTCCTTCACCGCCGTCGCCGCGCGCTGGTCGCTCACCCTTGGCCACACCATCACGCCGGCCGAGGTCGTGCTGTGCATGATCGACCTGAAGATGGTCCGGCTCGCGCACGATCCCCACCATCGTGACAGCCTTGTCGACGTCATCGGCTATGCCGCGCTGTTGCCGGAGGTGCTGTCATGAAGACCATGAAGTTCACACCCCGCGGCTACGGTGGGCACCGCCGTGACGTCGATGAGGTCAAGCGCGACGGTTGGCGCGATCAGGGTTTGCTCGCGGTATCAGTCGACGATCATCGGCTCACCTGGCCCGAGCGCGAGCTGGTCCGGCAACTGGGCGAGCGGCTCTACGGCGCACGCCCCTTGCAGCACGAGGTGCGCAAATGACCGAGTGGACACCCAGTCTCGTCGAGGCGCGTCTCTCTGAAGCCGCATCTGTATTGAAGCGCCTGCCGGAGCCGCGCCGGCAGGGCTATTTCAACACCTGGCCGGACTATTTCTACGAGTTCGCCGATCTGGTGGGACAGGAGCCGCAGCCGATGCGTCTCGTCCCGTCACCTGCTGCCATCAGCCGGATGGAGGAAACGCTCTCCTGGACGGTCGGCCTCGAGCCGACCGACGGCAAGATCATCTGGCTGCGTGCCCATGGCGAGCGCTGGAAGACCATCTGCTGGACCGTCGGGTTGCAGCGCACCGCCGCCCACGAACACTGGCTTTACGCGCTCTGCGTCATTGCCTTCAGGCTTAACGGGCGGCGGTTGGGACGCAACCTGTCGAAGCGCAAGGTGATCGAACTGGCTGGATCGGCGCAGCCCTGAGCAGCGCCGGGGAAAGTGTTCGGCGAACACTTTTCGAACGGACAAAAACGGCGGATCGGGGTAGGTTTCGGGCTATCCTCAGGCGAGGCGCACGCGGCCGCTTCCAGATGGGTTTCCGGGTCCTTCCTGGCGAAATTCCTATGCTGGCGGGCGAAGCGCGGCGCATCGCCAGCGTCAGGCCGAAAATTTTGGGAAGCCACCCCGGCCGGAATCCACCGCGCAGCCCGAAATAACCGCGCAATTACAAACACCTGACTGGACTCTCCGGGTGGATACCCGGTGGACTCCGGAGTCCAGCAGGAAGCCGGTGGACTCTGCCAGACGGAATCCACCGCGTTAACACCATCGATCGCCACCACCACCATCGACAGGATCGCTCATGACCCTCGCCTTCGCTCCCGAGCGGATCGAGACCTGGTCGCTTGCGCGCCTCGTGCCCTACGCGAAGAATGCGAAGGTGCATGGCGCGGACCAGGTCGCGAAGATCGCTGCCAGCATGGCCGAGTTCGGCTGGACCGTGCCCTGTCTTGTCGGCGAGGACGGCGAGTTGATCGCCGGTCACGGCCGCGTGCTGGCTGCCGCGCAGCTCGGGCTCACCGAAGCGCCGGTGATCGTGCTGGGCCACCTGACCGAGGCGCAGCGCCGGGCCTACCGCATCGCGGACAACAAGCTGACCGAACTCGGCACCTGGGACGAGGCGCTGCTGTC